TAAGGTGAAATGGTAAAACTAACGGAAAAAGAAATACAACTTATAAACAACATACTAACTGCAGATTAAAATGGCATACTCACAAGAAGTGGTTGATAGATTTGAAAGCGTGTTGAATAATCCACAGAAACATGCTGTTGGTCGGTTCGACCCTAACGACCCTGATGTTGCTACTGGTATGACTGGTGCTCCAGCTTGTGGAGATGTAATGAAGTTACAATTAAAACTTGACAATGATATAATAGCAGATGTTAAGTTTAAAACTTATGGTTGTGGCTCTGCGATTGCTTCAAGTACAATGTTTGTTGATATGTTAAAAGGTAAAACTATAGCTGAAGCTAAACAAATAAAAGATAAAGATATTGCTGCAGCTTTAGATTTACCACCCATAAAATTACACTGTAGTGTCTTGGCTGAAGAAAGTATTCGTAAAGCTATAGAAAACTGGGAAACTAAAATAGAACATAGAACACACAATCAAAAATAGTATGGCACAATTAGGTAAAGATGAAAAGCCAATTAGGATGACTCCTAACCGTATAGGAAAAGGCTCTAGACCAAGACCAATAGAAGTATCAAGAACGCAGTTTGAAAGTAATTGGGATAAAATATTTAAATCTAAACAGGAGAAGTAATGATGGATGGCATAATTTTTATAATTATTGTAGGTGTTGTTGTAGGTGTATTAGTTATAAAAACTGAAAACCCTAATACCTATGAAAAGATAAAAGACAAACTAGAAGATTACTACGAAAATCTTAGAACCTATTTTAAATAATAGTTATTATGAACATGTTACCTGACGGTTATATCAAAAGAGCTACATCTACTATACCTTTTGGGTATACCTATGATGAAGTTACTGGTCATTTAAAACCGATTGAAGAAGAGTTAGAAGCTTTACAAACTGTAGAGAATATGATTGTCAACGAAGAGGTATCTTTACAAACTGCAGTAGATTGGCTAGAGTATGAAACAGGACGTAAGATTTCAACTCCCGGATTAAAAAAACACATAGATAAAAAGTATGGCACACGAACTGAAAGACTGGGAAGAGAATCCTCATCTTTACTTGCAAGATAATGAAGGCAACTTCGTTTTAAAAAAAGACGGTACACCTAGAAAAAAAAGCGGTAGACCAACTTTAAAAGATGAAGCAAAGTTTGCAGCTCATCGAGCAGTCTCTAGAAAACAAAAGAATATTAAAAAGATTGAGCAGAAACTTAACAATGCTCGTAAGTCTTTAAAAAAACAAAAAGACACTTTACAAGATTTAAGTGGTGATGAAAAAAATACTGCCACTACTGATGAGTTAGATAAATTACCTGCTACTGTTAAAAAAGATTTAGAAGATGCTAACATTCTTTTTAACGCTAACGATGGACCACAGACAGATTTCTTAGCTGCAGACGAAAAAGATGTATTGTATGGCGGTGCTGCAGGTGGTGGTAAATCATATGCAATGATTGTTGACCCATTACGTTATGCTCATCGTAAAGCCCATCGTGCTTTAATACTGCGTAGGTCTATGCCAGAACTACGAGAGATGATTGATAAATCTCGTGAACTATACCCTCAAGCATTTCCCGGAGCTAAGTTTAGAGAAGTAGAAAAACTTTGGAACTTTCCAAGTGGTGCAAAGATAGAGTTTGGTTTCTTAGAAAGAGATGCAGATGTTTATCGTTATCAAGGACAAGCATACTCTTGGATTGGCTTTGATGAAATTACGCACTTACCTACAGAATTTAGTTGGAACTATCTAGCATCTAGGCTAAGAACAACTGACCCTGAAATTAAAACTTATTTACGCTGCACTGCTAACCCCGGTGGTGTTGGTTCTACATGGGTAAAACGTAGATACATAGACCCACATGAATCTAATAAAAGTTTTTTAGGTACTGATGGATTAACTCGTAAATTTATTCCAGCTAAGTTAGCAGATAATCCATACTTAGCAGAGGATGGTATTTATGAACAAATGCTAAACTCACTACCGCCAATACAACGTAGACAGTTGTTAGAAGGTAATTGGGATGTAGCTGAAGGTGCTGCTTTTGTAGAATTTGACCCCTTAGTACATGTAATACCACCGTTTGAGATACCTTTACCGTGGGAAAGAACAAAGGGAGTTGACTATGGTTATGCTGCTGAAAGCTGTTGTTTATGGGGAACTATTGATGTAAATGATGGAACTTTAATAATTTATAGAGAATTATACAAAAAAGGCTTGACAGGAGAAGAATTAGGCAGTATAATAACAGATATGGAAGTGGTAGACCCATTTTCAGTAAATGGTGTATTAGATACTGCAGCTTGGGCTAGAACAGGTACTACTGGTCCTACCGTTGGAGAAGCTTTGTTACGAGCAGGTCATAAGTTAAGACGAGCTGACAAAAATCGTATACAAGGTAAAATTCAAATACATGAATTTTTAAAAATAAAAGATAACGGTAGACCTAAATTGCAGATATTTAATACTTGCCCAAACTTAATAAGAGAGTTACAAAGTATACCGTTATCAAAAACTAATCCAGAAGATGTGGATACTCACGCTTCTGACCACGCATATGATGCGTTGAGATATATGATAATGAGCAGACCTAGAATGGAGAACCCATTAGAAAGGTTAAGAGGTTTTAAACGTGATATGTTTAAACCTGCTGATTCAGATTTTGGTTATTGATAATGGCAGAAAACGACAATACATTTTTAACAGCAGATAATATCTACGAAGATGTAGAGGGTGAAGCTGGTAAAACTTTATCTTTAGAAGAAGACCAACAAATTAATTTAGTTGGCATTGTTAAAAGTAGATTTGCTTTAGCAGAAGAAGCTCGTGACGGTGACGAGACAAGATGGCTTAAAGCTTATGAAAATTATAGAGGGTTATATAACAGGTCTGTAAAATTTAGAGAATCTGAAAAATCTAGAATATTTGTTAAGATAACTAAGACAAAAGTATTAGCTGCTTTTGGACAATTAGTAGATGTTATTTTTGGTACAGGTAAATTTCCAATAGGTATTGCAGAAACTAAAATACCTGAAGGTGAGAAAGAAAATGCTTACCTAGATACACAAAATCCACAGATGGGAATAGAATCTAATGTACCAGATAATATTGGTAATAGATTAGAAGATGACCCAGTTGAAAATATTTATAATGTTGGTTACGAAGGCGATGGTAAAACTTTAAAAGCTGGTGCAACATTAGGCACTGGAATGTTTGAGGATGATATTATTGCTCAAGCAGATGAACAGGGAATGTTACAGGAAGGATTAACGCCTAATCCACAAATACCTGAAGTTTCTCCTGCAGAAAAAACTGCAAGAAGAATGGAAAAATTAATCCATGACCAAATAGAAGAATCTAATGGTGGTTCAGAGATAAGAAATGCTTTATTAGAATCTTCATTATTAGGTACTGGAATTATTAAAGGACCTTTTAACTTTAATAAAAAACTTCATAAGTGGGATACAGATGAAAGCGGTGAAAGACAATACAACCCTTTAGAAGTTAGAGTACCTAGAATTGAGTTTGTAAGTTGTTGGGATTTTTATCCAGACCCTGCAGCAACAAACATAGATGAATGTGAGTATGTAGTTCACAGACATAAAATGAATCGTAGTCAGTTAAGGCAGTTAAGAAATATGCCTTACTTCGATGAGGATGCTATTAGAGAATGTATTCAAAAAGGAGCAAACTACGAAGATAAAGATTTTGAAGCTCATTTAAGAGATGACTATAAAGTAGACGATAGCTACACAGCTAACTTTGAAGTACTTGAATATTGGGGTATCATGGATGCCGAGTATGCTAGAGAAGTTGGAATGGAATTAGATGAATCTATAGATGACTTAGATGAAGTACAAATTAATGCATGGGTATGTGGTGATAAATTACTACGAGCAGTAATCAATCCTTTTACACCATACCGTATACCTTACAGTGCATTTCCTTACGAAAGAAATCCTTACAATTTCTTTGGTATAGGAGTAGCTGAGAATATGAATGATTCTCAACAAATTATGAATGGTCATGCTCGTATGGCTATTGATAACTTAGCATTAGCAGGTTCATTAGTATTTGATGTTGATGAATCAGCTTTGGTAGGTGGGCAAAATATGGAAGTCTATCCCGGTAAAATCTTTAGAAGACAAGCAGGGATGCCCGGTCAATCTATTTACGGTCTGAAGTTTCCGAATACAGCACCAGAAAATATGATGATGTTTGACCGGTTTAGACAACTTGCTGATGAACAAACTGGTATTCCAAGTTATTCACATGGACAAACAGGAGTTCAAAGTATGACAAGGACTGCTTCAGGTATGTCAATGTTACTAGGAGCAGCAAGTTTAAACATAAAAACAGTCGTTAAAAATCTTGATGACTTTTTACTAAAGCCACTAGGAGAGTCTTACTTTCAATGGAACATGCAGTTTTTTGAAGGTAAGATAGATGTGGCAGGTGATTTAGAAGTTAGAGCAACTGGTACAAATAGCTTGATGCAAAAAGAAGTTAGAAGTCAAAGACTTACTATGTTCTTACAAACTGCACAAAGTCCTGCTATTGCACCGTTTGTTAAAATATCTAAATTGGTTAGTGAACTTGCCTACAGCTTAGACCTCGACCCAGATGAAATTCTGAATGACCCAGAGGAAGCAGCTATCATGGCACAAATTATAGGAATGCAAAATGCTCAACAAAACACAGGCGAGGAAACTGAACCCGGTAGTCAACAACCAGCAGGTATGGGAGGTCTTACAGGAACACCTGTCCAACCTCAAGACCTTGGAGCTACAGGCACTGGCGGTGGCAACATCGGAATCGGAGATGTTCCGGTTGCAGGGGAGGATAGCTTCTCTGGCACGGTTGGAATCCCTACCGGAGCAGGTTAAAGAAGCACTAAATAGGAAAGAATAGTATGGAACCTTTAAATCCAAAAGATAAAAAAGCAGATAAAGAACTAGCTAAAAGATTACAAACTTTAAATGAGCCTAGTCTACTTACTAGAGATGCTCCACCCGATACAGAATTTAATCTTGAAAAATTTAATGAAGAAGGAGTTAGAGATTCAGCAGGTAGAATGTTATCAGTTTTACAAAACGTAAAAACTAGAGACGAAGCAATGTTGAATATAATTAAAAATAATCCTGATGTTACTAAAAAAAGAGTAGAAAGTATAGTTAGAGAAGTATTAATAGAAGATGATGCAAAAAAAGAAAAAGAAAAACTGGCAACCGGTGGATTAGCTGGTGGTCAAAAAGAATTAGATAAAAATAATGACGGTGATATTACTGGTGAAGACTTTAAAATGTTAAGAGAAGGTAAACAAGAAGGTGGTATGTTAATGGATGACCAAATGGCAGACATGATGCAAACAGAAGAAACACCTGACATGGAAAATCAAATGTCAGATATGATGTCACCAGTTGCAGAAACTGCCGAAGAAGAATTACAAGAACAACAAGCAATAGAAGAGTCTCAAGCTCCAGACGAAATGATGGAAGATAATTATATAGACTTTTTAATAGATGAAGCATTAGATGAAAATGAAGAAGAAATGCTCATGCAAGAATTAGAAGCAAACCCACAACTCAGCATGTTATTTGACAAAGTTATGGAAGTTGCAATGGAATTTTCAGGCTCTGGACCTGTTGAAGGTCCGGGGTCAGAAGTCTCCGACAGTATACCCGCAAGGTTATCTGACGGTGAATTTGTCTTTACTGCAAAGGCTGTAGATGTTATCGGAGCAGACAATTTAATGTCTATGATGAAACAAGCTGAAGCTCAAGCAGAAGAAAGACAACCAGCTCAAGAAGGTGGTTTAATGGAAGAAGAAAATGTTATGCCGGTTGAACAACAACCTGTACAGCAAAATATTCGTGTTACCAAAGAAACAGTCGGTCCTCAAGCAGGAATGCAAGAGGAAGAAGACTTAGTTGGAGACGAACTTAAAAAATCTATGCTTTCTACTAGACCATATGTAAGGAGCTAACAAGGGATAAAGCTACCCTAGCAATAGGCACTTTATCAAAATATAACAACCGAAAGGCGACCTTTACAAGACAAGCCCTGCAAGTGCACACCGCAGCTACCTTGTTAAACGAAGCCCTTAGTAGGAGGATAGAAAATGACTGAACAAGTCGGAAAAGAGGAACAAGCCAATCCTTATAATTTAAAAAAATCTTGGCATGACGGTGAGGATAAACCTTTTAAATCAAGTAACGAAATGTTTTTTGAAGAACCTACAAACGAAAGTAACGAAGTTACTGAAGCTGTAGCAGAACCTCAAGAAGCTATTCAGGAAGAAGCTAAAGAAGCTCCTTATAAAAAACCTGACTATAAAAAACGTTATGATGATTTGAAAAAACATTATGATTCTAAACTTAATGAGTTTAAATCTAGGGAACAGGAACTACTTGAAGAAGCTACTAAAAATAAAACTGATTACGAAGCTCCTAAAACCGAAGAAGAACTTGAACAATTTAAGCAACAATATCCTGATGTTTATGAAGTTGTAGAAACAGTTGCTCACATGCAAAGTGAATCTAAGGCAAAAGTTCTAGAAGAACGTCTTAGTAAACTCCAACAGCGTGAAGTAGAAATATCACAACAAGAAGCAGAAAAAAGGTTACTAGAAAGACATCCTGATTTTGACGATGTTAGAAACAGTGATGATTTTCATACATGGGCAAAAGAACAGCCAGAGTCTATCCAAGACTGGATATACAAAAATGCTGACGATGCCGATTTAGCTAGTCGTGCAATAGATTTATTTAAGAAAGATATAGGTATGGAAGTTACTCCTAATAAGATAAAGTCATCTTCTAAAAAGACTAAGTCTGCCGCTGATATGGTATCTACTAAAACAACAAGCGTAGAACCTGCACAGCAAAAGATATGGTCTGAAAAGGAGATTGCTGCAATGAGCATGGCTGAATTTGATAAACACGAAAGTGAAATTAGTGAAGCAATGCAACAAGGCAGAATCATTAAATAACTATAAAACACAGGAGAATATCCCATGGCTCAATTTTTTGAACCCGGAACGGATACTGATGCTAACTTTGCAAACTCCGTCAGTGGACAAACTAATAGTTTTTTCCTACCTTCGATTTATTCTAAAAAGGTTTTAAACTTTTTCAGAAAGTCTTCGGTAGTTGAAGCTATCACTAACACTGATTACGCTGGAGAAATATCAGCGTTTGGAGACTCTGTAAAGATTATCAAAGAGCCAGTAATTTCTGTATCAGCGTATACTAGAAATTCTGACACAACTGAAACTAGACTAACTGACCAAGAAGCTTCTTTGGTAGTTGACCAAGCTAATGCTTTCAAATTCATCGTTGATGATATTGAAACTAATATGTCTCACGTTAACTTTAAAGAAGTCGCTACTTCATCAGCCGCTTATGCTCTTAAAGATGCATACGATGCTGCTGTCTTAGTCGAGATGTTTGCCGGTTGTTCTGCTTCTTCACCTAATCACATTTTAGGTGCTGACAGTGCAACTGACTTAGGTACAGGAGTCTTCGATGGCTCTGGTGCTGCTGACTTAGGTCCATCTGAGACTGACCCTCTAGACTTAATGGCTAGAATGGCTAGACTATTAGACGAACAAAATGTACCTGAAGAAGGTAGATGGTTCGTTGCTAGTCCTGACTTCTATGAAGTACTAGGTCAATCATCTTCTAAATTGCTGTCTGTAGACTTCAACGCAGGTCAAGGCTCAATTAGAAATGGTTTAGTATCAAGTGGTAAACTTCGTGGATTTGACATGTACAAATCAAACAACATTGCTGCAACATCTAATGCTGCTGGTAAATGTTTGGCTGGACATATCTCATCTACAGCTACTGCACAAACTATTCTTTCAACAGAAGTGTTGAGAGACCCAACTTCGTTTGGTGACATAGTTCGTGGATTGCATGTATACGGAGCTAACGTCTTAAGAGACGAAGCTTTAGTTTCTGCATTCTATGGTATTGACTAATACTAAATTTGGGGAGGTCTTCGGACCTCTCCTTTTTTATAAAAATTAAAAAGGATAATAAAATGATGTACGGTAAAGATAAAGATAAAAAGAAAAAAATGATGTATGGTGGAATGGCTAAAAAGAAAATGATGAAAGGTGGAAGAGCTATGTATGGACATGGTGGCGAAGCAATGTCTAAAGCTAAACCTTGCTAACATGAAAGTTGAAGCACCTAAAGGTTATCATTGGATGAAAGATGGTAAAGGTTACAAGCTTATGAAGCACACTGGAAAGTTTGTTAAACATAAAGGTGCTTCATTAAAAGCAGATTTTAAAATACAAAAAGTTCATAAAAAATAATGGCAACTACATATCTAGATTTAACTAATGAAGTACTTAGAGAACTAAACGAAGTTCCTTTAACATCTACAAACTTTGCAAGTGCTGTAGGTTTTCAACAGTTTGTCAAAGATTCTATAAACAAAGCTATTTTTGATGTGGCAAACGAAGAACCACAACTACCGTTCTTTTCCGCAGGACTAAGTGGAGCAACAGACCCTTTCTATGGAAACACAACTGTAGCTTCAGTAGCTGGACAAAGATGGTATACTTTAAAAGATGGCAGTTCTAGTTTAACTACAGACTTTGCATCTATTGATTGGGATGACTTTTACATTACAACAATAAATGTATCAGGTGAAGCAGCTCCATTTGTTTCTAATGGGTTAAAACACATTAACCTTGAAGAGTGGCGAAGATTTTTAAGAGATTCAGAAAATGCAGATGATGCAAATACACAAGCTTATGGTGAACCTAAATATGTATTTAAATCTCCAGATAGTAGAAAGTTTGGATTAAGTCCAATACCAGACAAAGTTTATAACATACATTTTTATGCTTTTAATAGACCAACAGCATTAAGTGCTTTTGGTGACGAAATAGTTTTTCCAGAACAATACAGTAATGTAATTACAGCTAGAGTTAGATACTATGTATGGCAATTTAAAGAAAGTCCACAACAAGCTGCATTTGCATTAGAAGATTATAAAAAATCATTAAAACACATGAAGTCAAGTTTAATTAATCCTACCCCAAGAACTAGGGTA